CCAATCTACATGGCTGCACAACCTTCAAACGCGGGTGGTTCAGTTCGTCCAGATTCAATTCGTGGAAACGTTGCTGGACTTGATCTTTACGTCACTGCAAACGTACCGTCAGCAAATGACACTGACAAAGATGATTCAATGCTGATCATCAACCCAACTGCATACACATGGTATGAATCACCAACGTATCGCCTACGCGCTGACGTTATTGCTTCAGGTCAGGTATCAGTTTCAGTTTACGGATACGGTGCAATTGCAACCAAAATTGGTGCAGGCGCATTTGGTATCAATAAGACCTGATAACTAACCCTCACTAATCATGCGGCGGGTTCTCCCGATCTCGCCGCAGCCGATCGAAAGGAACGGACATGCCAGCCATTGTTACTGCGAGTCAATTGCGTACGGTGCTTGGCGTGTCCGTTTCCTTATACAGTGACAGTTATTTGGACGAAATAATAAATACTAGTGAAGCCGTGATTTTGCCCATGCTGGTGGCAAACACTTCAGCCGTTAACGCGTACAAATTAGAATCGAACACTGCTTATTTTTACACCGCACGCGAACACCATTTTGTTGCTGGTCAGTCAGTCATTGTTGCTGGTTTGCCTGCGCCGTTCACTGCAACACACACCGTTGTTACCGTCACGCCTTATTCATTCACCGCTGCATTGACTTCATCAGATGTCACATTGCGCGACATAATTCCGACAGGTACTGCAACACTTTCAGGCTATTCAGCAGCTGATCTATACGCAAACACCCCAGCAATTGAATCTGCAATTCTTGCGGTTTCAGTTGAAGTATTCCAGTCACGCGTTGCAGCAGGCGGACAGATCGAAGGCGTAGATTTTGCTTCAACGCCGTACCGTATGGGTCGAAGCTTGACCAACCGCGTGTCCACGTTGCTTATGCCTTACCTGGACGTTGAAACGGTCGTTCAATAAGTGCCAGCCAACGCCATTTCAGAAACACGTGCAGCCTTAGCAAACGCCTTCAGCGCGCTATCTGCAAACATTTATCCAAGTGTGCCCGAAGCACCAATTCCACCTGCGATTGTGGTCGTTCCTGATTCGCCTTACATGGAAGTGGTTTTGATTGGTAAGGCAAAGACACAAGTCAAGCTGAATTTTGCTATTACGGCGATCGTCGCTTCAAATAGCAACGCAGGTTCACTAGACAACCTGGAAAAACTCATAATCGGAATTCTTGCGGCAATGCCCGCAGGATACGTCGTGGGCGTTGTTGAAAAGCCAACGGTATTGGAAGTAGGTCAAAGTCCAATGCTGGTTGCTGACATCAATGTTTCGACTTACTACACACAAACTAACTAGGGGACAAAATGCCAACGACAATCATTACGGGTCGCGATTTAGTCGTGACCATTGCTACCGTTAACTACGACGCGCAGGCGACCAGCGCAACACTTGCGAATTCACCAACCGTCGAGACATACCAGACACTTGACGGCAAGGCTTACAAGCACATTGACGACCAGTGGACATTCGACGTGTCAATGCTTGCAGACTGGGGCGCAACTGGTTCATTGTGCGAGGCACTATGGTCAGCATGCGAATCCGCACCAAACACAACATTGGCAGTTTCATTAACTGCCGTGACTGGTGCAGTTTTTGCGTTCAATGTTATGCCAGTATTTCCGTCAGTCGGCGGGTCAGCACCTGACGCGCAGACCGTTGATCTATCATTCATAGTTGTGGGAACACCTACTGAAACATTCAGCTAGAAACTAACAATCGGGAGAAAAAATGAAACTACCAATAACAATTGAATACAACAACGGCGACCAAATCACCTACACGGCGGCACCGCCTGAATGGGTGAAGTGGGAAAAGCAAACGGGTCACACCATTGCCCAGGCACAGGAAAAAATCGGAATTTCCGATCTTGTATTCCTTGCCTATCACGCCATGAAGCGAGAAGCAGCTGGTAAGCCAGTCAAGCCAATCGAAGCATGGACGGAAACCATTTCCGAAGTGATCGTCGGTGAAGCAAACCCAAAAGCTACCCAGTCGGAAGCCTAAGTCGAATCGTTTGGGAAATAGCCCTGGAAACGGGGCTATCACCAAATGAGTTCGAAAGTGCCGAAGACATTTTGACCGTAATCGAAATTTTGGAAAGGCGCGCAAATGGCAACTGAAGCAATCAGTTATGACAAAGCCGAATTGCGTGCCATTTTGCGATCGTTCAAAGCAATGGACGAAGAAGCAACGCAACAAGCCAAAGAGGTCACCAGCGAATTGGCGGACTATGTTCGCAGCAAAATTATTGCCACATCAAAGCAAGCCAACAATCGCGCCGCAGCTAGAATTGCGGAAGGTTCAAAGGTTTCTAAGTCGTCAAAGATTGGCGAAATTTCATTTGGTTATGCTGGTCAAAGATTAAGCGGTGGTGGCACAACTCAACAGGTTTGGGGCGGTTACGAATTCGGTTCAAATCGTTTCAAACAATTCCCAGTGTGGTCAGGTCGTGAAGGTCGCGGGTCACGCGGTTGGTTTATCTATCCAACCTTGAGAAGCGTTCAGCCTGACATTGTTAAAAAATGGGAAGAAGCCTTTTCAAAAATAGTTAGGAAGTACACATAGTGGCAGGTCTAAGTCGTACTTTAAAACTTTCAATTCTTGGTGATGTTGACGGTCTAAACAAATCGCTGAAATCTGCAACGCAAGATGTTGACACATTTGGCGACAAGATTGGCAAGGCTGGCATAGCAATTGGCAAGGCGTTTGCCGCAGCTGCTGCCGCTGCTGGTGCTGCTGCGATCGCTATTGGCATTGAAGGCGTGAAGGCTGCAATTGCCGACGAAAAGGCGCAGACGCAATTGGCATTGGCGTTGGAAAACGCAACGGGTGCAACCCAGGCGCAGATCAAAGCAACCGAAGATTCAATCCTTCAAATGTCATTGGCAACTGGTGTTGCTGACGACGAATTGCGTCCTGCACTTGGTCGTTTGGTTAGATCGACGGGCGACATCACAAAAGCACAAGATTTACTTTCAACCGCCCTAGACATCAGCGCAGCAACAGGCAAACCAGTCGAAGCGGTGGCGAATTCACTTGCTAAGGCGTACGACGGCAATACCGCTGCCCTGGGTAAATTAGGCGTTGGGTTATCAGCTGCCGAATTGAAAACAATGTCATTCGAGCAGGTGCAAGGTCGTTTGACTGAATTGTTTGGTGGCGCAGCCGCCCGTAACGCAGATACCTATGCGGGACAAATTGCACGTGTTCAAGTCGCATTCGACGAAGCAAAGGAAACATTGGGCACGGCGTTGCTTCCAATCCTTGACCAGTTATTGAAATTTATCAATCAAAACGCCTTGCCAGCAATTCAGGCATTTTCAAAAGCCTTCAGCCTTACCGACGGCGAAGGGTTTGGCAAAGTAATTACCGACGTTGGTTCGACATTGAAAAAAACATTCATGCCAATCGTTGAAGGTATCAAGTCGGTTTTTGATAACGTCAAAACCGCCGTCATGAATAGCAAAGACGAATTCAAGGCATTTTGGGAAGTTGTCAAATTTATTGCACCGCTTATTGGTAGCACAATTGGCAAAGCACTTTCAGTCGTGGGCGACATTGCCGAAGTGGTGATCACAATCATTGCAAAGGTATTAGGGGCGATCAAACCATTGTTGAATTTCGCCATTGACGGTATTAACCTGATTATTAAAGGTTATAACGCAATCCAATTTGGTAAAGACATACCCGAAATAAAGAAAATAGGTGCTACTTCAGGATCGACAGGAACGGCAGGTTTTAGTGGAACAATGCCTGGCGGGCAAAGTTTTACGACATCAAGCGGGTCGTCAAGTGGGTCAAGCGGCGGAATAGCAAATGCTGCAAAAATTGCTGCTTCAACGACGGCAGCTGCGTCAAGGGTAGTTTCATCAAATTCTGCCGCGACACGATCTGCGGGAAGTACTTCAGCAGGCACAACGATTAATCTCAGCGTTAACGGCGCAATGGACAAAGAAGGCACGGCACGCACGATCGTTGAAACCTTAAATAATTCCTTTTATCGCGGCACAGGTGGCGCGTCAGCGTTAGTTTTGCAGCAATGACACTTTGGAATCCAATTTGGTCAGTTGAAATTGACGGGGTTGAGTACACCGACGCAATTTTGGCAAACCTGACTATTCGCAGCGGTCGAACAAACATTTATGAGCAGGCGCAAGCGGGATACGTAAACATTCAGCTGATCGACTTAAACCAGGCAACCATTCCCGTTGCAATCAACTCCACAATTTCGGTTCAGATCAAAAACACGTCAAACATCTTTGTGCCAATCTTCGGCGGCAATGTCGTGGACATTGGGCTACAGGTGCGAGATGTGGGTACAACCATGTTCACGCAGACTTATTCGATTACGGCACTTGGCGCATTGGCACGCTTGCCAAAAGCTTTGACCAATGGCGTGCTTTCAAAGGATTTTGACGGCGAACAGATTTGGACAATTCTCTCTGACCTATTGCTTAACACTTGGGCGGAAGTTCCAGGGGCATTGACCTGGGCAACCTACGACCCAACAACTACATGGGCAACGGCTGAAAATGTTGGTTTGGGCGAAATCGATCGTCCAGGTGATTATGAATTGGCAGCGCGTTCAAGCGATCGAACTGATGTGTATTCATTGGTTTCAGCTTTGGCAACTTCGGGACTTGGCTACATTTACGAAGACGCTTACGGGCGCATTTCATACGCTGACGCAACGCACCGTAGTCAATACCTATCAAATAACGGTTATGTCCAAATAACTGCCAACCAGGCGCGTGCAGCGGGTTTACGTACTGAAACCCGTGCAGGTGATGTTCGCAATAACCTGACGATCAAATACGGTGCAACCAGCAGCAGCGAGGAAAGCGCAAACGATCCCGATTCAATTCTTGCTTACGGCACGCTTTCACAAATCATCACGACAACATTGCACAATTCAGCTGATGCACTTGACCAAGCTGAGTTTTATTTAGCATTGCGTAAAGACCCGCAACCAATCTTCAGCGAGATAACTTACGACTTGACCAACCCTGAAGTGGACAATTCTGATCGTGACAACCTAATCGGTGTTTTCATGGGTATGCCAGTTTCAGTTGCTGATCTACCTGCCAACATGGGTTCAATCTTTCAAGGCTTTGTAGAAGGCTGGTCATTCCAAGCGGGATACAACACCCTTTCGGTTTCGTTGCTTGTGACACCAGTTGCCTATTCATTGCAGGCATTGCAATGGGACGAAATTTCTAATTCATTTACCTGGTCGGGCGTGTCGCCAACGCTTGACTGGGCGCGTGCAACAATTATCACTTAACAAGGAGACAACATGGCAAACCCGACGAACCCGTTTAACTGGCAAATGCCGACTTCGACCGATTTGGTCACGGACTTGCCTGCTGATTTTGAAGTTTTTGGTCAAGCCGTCGCCACATCAATGGCTGACTTGCTGGGTGGCACGACTGGTCAAATCCTTGCAAAGAATTCCAACACAGACATGGACTTTATTTGGACAACACCAAATCCAGGTGACATTACTGGCATCACAGCATCTTCACCAATTACTGGTGGAGGCACATCAGGTGATGTAACTATCGGAATTCTTAGTGGTACGACATCAAATCTTGGTGCTGTGCAGCTTTCGACATCTACATCAAGCACATCAACTACCTTGGCTGCAACACCAAGTGCTGTAAAAGCGGCTTACGATCCAGCTTTTACCAACAATTTTTATGCTGGCAAAAATAAGATCATCAATGGCGACTGTGCTATAAATCAGCGCGGTTTTAGTTCATCAACTTCAAGCGGTTCTTATCTGGTAGATCGTTTTATCGGGGGAAATAGTGGCGGAACAGTCACCTATTCTGTACAGCAATTTACTCCAGGAACTGCACCTGTTGCAGGATATGAAGCAAAACAGTTCATGCGTTTAGTCGTATCAGGTCAAAGTGCAGCAGGAGATTTTGCTAGTGTTGCCCAAGAAATCGAAGATGTTCGCAGTTTCGCAGGTCAAACAGTAACGATCTCATTTTGGGCAAAAGCGAATACTGGTACACCTGGCATTTCAGTAGATTTAGTGCAGAAGTTTGGTTCAGGTGGTTCTCCATCATCTAACGTTTCGACTGCTGCTGGTAAAAATGCTATTACTACTAGTTGGGCAAGATATTCCTATACTGTTGCAGTCCCTTCTATTAGCGGAAAAACTATTGGCACTACTGACAACACGAGTTCATTACGCCTAAGAGTTTGGGTTTCTGCTGGATCGACATACAACACAGAAACAACATCACTAGGAACTCAAGCAAACACTTTTGACATCTGGGGTGTCCAGGTAGAAGCGGGAAGCGTTGCAACACCTTTCCAGACTGCAAGTGGTGGAAGCCCACAGGCTGAATTGGCTATGTGCCAACGGTATTACTTCCGTACAGGCGGTTCAGCCGCTTACGAAAGATTGACAACAATGGGAACGGGTGCAAGCAGTACAACTATTACCGCGACCCTTGCACCACCTGTATCAATGCGAATCGCACCAAATGCAGTTGAATTTTCAACATTGACATTTTGGGACGGTACGGGTGGTTTGGGTGTTATAACTGCATTGACAATTGCAACCGCTGGAAAAAACATGACTGAATTTACCGTTACTGCTAGTGGCGGTGGAATTACAACATACAGACCGTATTTTGTTATCGCTAACGGTTCTACTAACGCCTATTTGGCATTAAGTGCGGAGTTATAAAAATGGATAAAGTTACATTTATTGAAATCGAAACAATGGCGGGGACACAAACTCACGCAATTATCGACCACGGCAATGATCAATTCACTTCAATGTTGAAATCAACTTACGACGAACAACAGGCGGCATTGAATGACTTATCCTGACGGCACGAACGCCAGGTTGATCGAAGTTGCCGCAGCTGAAGTCGGTACAATTGAAGAAGGAAACAACCTGACAAAGTACGGCAAATTCACAAAAGCCGACGGTTTGCCTTGGTGCGGTTCATTTGTCAATTGGTGTGCTGCACAAGCTGGTGTCAAGATACATTCAGTTGTCGGGACTGCCGTTGGCGCACATAAATTCAAGGAAATTCAGCGTTGGTCAAACATGCCGCAGTTAGGTTATTTGGCTTTTATGGACTTTCCACACGACGGCGTTGACCGTATTTCACACATTGGAATTGTTGTCGGATTGATCGACACAAAAACATGCTTGACGATCGAAGGCAACACCAGCGGAACAGGCGATCAACGCAATGGCGGCATGGTCATGGTCAAGGTTCGGTCATACGGAGAAGGCAAAGAAATCGTCGGTTTTGGCATTCCAAAATTTGTGCCATACAAGGGAGAATTTCCAATAGTTGAAATGCCAAAGTCGGCAGCGAAACCAACAAAGGAGAAAAAATGGAACAAGCAAAAGCCCTAGCAGCTTCATGGGCGCGTTCATTCATGGCGGCAGCACTTGCCCTATACATGGCGGGCGTGACTGATCCTAAGACCCTTGCAATGGCAGGTGCGGCAGCGGTTGCACCAGTCATTTTGCGCTGGTTAAACCCAAACGACAAAGCCTTCGGTTCTACGGGGAAGTGAACCGCAGATTCGCAGCGGCTGGGTTGGTATGGGCACTTGCACTAACCCAGTCCGCATGCGGGTACCAAGGTTGGACACGATATGAATGCCAAGAATTCGAAAACTGGGGCGAAGCGCATTGCCAAAAACCGCAATGTCTCCCGACTGGAACATGCACTGACGACCTACTTGGAATTGAATCGAATCAAACCAGCCCGCCGTAAAAGCCCTGAAGAAGTACACGCGCAGCTGATTTTGATAATTGGTTCAACCCTTGCAGCCGTGTTTTTGGTTGTAACCGTTGGCATCACTTATGCCCTTATTTTCGTCACGCAACCAGTTAGCGCACAAGCACCGAACGACGCAGCTTTTATTGATCTATTAAAAACCCTGGCAATTTTCTTGACTGGTTCGCTGGGCGGCGTACTTGCTGGCAATGGACTCAAATCCAAGCCTAAGCCTGGAGACACGCCGACAAACACGCAAGGTTCTTGACCTCGCGCCAATCATGCATCACCCTTGGTTCAGGTGGTAGTCCTATCACCAAGAATCGGGAGAATTCAAAAATGGTACTTGATCTATTAGACCCGCAAACGCTGGGTCGTTTGGTGTTGGTCATCATTCTTATGGTGATTTCAGCAGCTGCGGGTTATGCAAAAGGCTTCAAAGAAGGCAAGCGCGAAGGCATAGCACGCCGTAAAGCAATCAGCCGTCATTTCTCAAACAAGGTGGCTGACTAATGGGGTTCTTAGATAACTACGAAGCTTCACGCGAACGCCTGGAACGCTGGTTGGCAACATACCCAACAGGGCGCATTGAAACCCGCATTGTGGAATTTAGTTCAGAAAAGGGTTATGTCCTTGTCGAAGCAAAAGCGTTTCGCAATGACACCGATCTACACCCAGCAGGTATTGACTATGCACACGGCTATGTTGGCGCATACCAGCCGAACATGCGTCGTTGGTACGTAGAAGATACGACGACTAGCGCGATCATGCGCGTTCAGCAATTGGTTATGGGCGGTGCTGAACGCAGTACCAAAGAGATCATGGAACAGGTTGAACGCACACCAGCCAAGATCGCTAATGCCGAAAAGGATTACGACTATTGGACGACCAAACACGGTGATGTTCCAAGTTTCAAAACCGCAGCTGAAGCCGAACAGTCAGGTGTTCCGTCATTGGGTTCATCAATGGACGAAATCGCCAAGCAATTGGGTGGTCAATTAGTCGAAGAAGCACCGCAATGCAGTCATGGTCACCGTGTTTGGAAGCAAGCCCACGAAGGCGCACCAAAGAATTGGGGCGGGTATTTCTGCACTGAACGCACAAAAGCAACACAGTGCGCACCGTATTGGTATGTCTTTACAAGCGACGGAAAATGGAAGCCACAAGTATGAGTGACTTCGACCTAAAGAAGATTTACACATCACCCGACGGGCACATTTATAGTTTCAGCGGTTACGGCGGCGTTGAGAATTGTTCCGACTGCGACGACTTCAACCAGGTCAATGAATACGATCGTGATGACGGTTTGGTCGTTTTCTTTTGCAAGCGTTGCGAAGATAGGTTGCATTTATGAGTGACTATGTAGAAGTCATTTATCCGAAAGACATGACGGCAAAACTCATGTATAACGGCGAAGTAATTGCCGAATACAAAGTCGCACAATGCGACGGCTGCGCGATCATTGTCAAAATCGACGCGTTTGGTTACAAGGTTGGACAATCTGGCGAAAAACTTGCCTGGTTGTGTGGTGGTTGTCGGTGAAAATGACATTGACCCACGCCGAACAAATGGTTTGCATGTTGTCTGCGATCAAATGGGAAACCGATACAGGCAAAACAATGTCCAACCCGCAGCGATACCAAAAAGACCTTTCGACTTATGAATACCTGGTTGAAACGGCTGAAGCCATTGGTAGCGAATGGGTCGTTGCAAAATACTTCGATCTTCCGTTTGACCCTTATCAGCAAAAGTTCAAGGGCACTGCAGATGTTGGCAATGGAATAGAAGTGCGCTGGACGAAGTACGTGGCAGGGCAATTAATCGTTCATGAATACGATCGACCCAATGACATTGCGGTGCTGGTGACAGGTCAGGCACCGCACTACTTCATAGCTGGTTGGATACCCATTGCAATGGCACAACGTCCCAAATACCGACATTCTAAGCAACCTAATTGGTGGGTCACCCAAATTAATCTTCAGCCAATCGAGAATTTAAGGAAATCAAACTATGGACAAACTGCAATTTGAATGCCGAAAATGCAAGAAGATCACCACGCAGCTAATTCACAAGATAACCGACAACCTTCCCGAAGGTGTGGAAGTGATTCAATGCACCAAGTGCGAAGTCATGGGTATTGCACAGATAGGGGCAACAAATGCCAATCTATGAGTTTGAATGCACATTGTGCAAAATCCGTGTTGAAGTGGATAAGTCAATCCACGACGAACGCAATCCGATCTGCTGCGGTCAAAACATGAGTCGCAGGTACTCAACTTTCGGCGTTGCATTCAAGGGCGAAGGCTGGGGACATCAATGAAAAGTTATCCACACAAGTTATACACAGGTGCAAAAATCCTGTGGGACACGCCCAACGCCATGCGTAAAGTTATTAAACATTTGACATGCACGCTACGATTTCTTCGCGAGAAGCGAACCGCCACCGCGGTTAGTTCGCTGAAGCGACGAAAGCGTTTATGGGCGAGTATTGCCATTTTGGCGGTTACTTCGACAACAGGGATACACAAAGCACATTCAGCTGCTTATTCAATCGATCATTTAAAGCTATATGCACATTCAAGGATTCTTGATTACAAGGAATTTCAATGCTTTAACAGGATCGTGACTAAGGAAAGTCGGTGGTCATATACCGCAAAAAACGGCAGTCATTTCGGATTGGGTCAAATGCGTTCGAAGCATTACCGTGACCTGGATCCATTCAGACAGATTGACGCAACAATCAAATACATAACAATTCGTTACCAAACACCATGCAAAGCATGGGCATTCCACCAGGAACGGAACTACTACTAATGGCAAGTGCATTGAAAGACAATGGCAGCACAAGCCAATGGCGCAAGATTCGTGCGCGTATCCTTCAACGAGACGGTTACACTTGCCAGCATTGTGGCATGGAAGGCAATTCAGTTGACCACATAGTGCCACGAAGTGCAGGCGGTGGAGATCATGACTGGAATCTTCAGACCTTATGCACATCATGCAATTCTGCAAAAGGTGGACGGTTTTTTAATACACCTAGAACACCCCTGACCCTTCCTGGTTTAATTTCCCCCTTAAACGACTCAAGAAGCCACGAAAATGACTGAGAAGGTCATAGAAGGTCACCAACCGACCCAAGAAGGCTTAAAAGGGCTGCAAACGGTTTTGGGTAGGGACGCAGACCTGCAAATCCCGCTAATCGGCGTACAAACCCCAAGAATTCACACGCCATTGAACGATTTACCTTCACGCGGGCATGAATTGATTGATTTAGCCACCAGTTTGAAGATCGATCTTATGGAATGGCAGAAATTCGCGCTTATCCACACCCACAAGGTTAAGCCCGACGGACGCTGGGCTTCGCCTGTAAATACCATTGTCGTCGCACGTCAAAACGGAAAATCATTTCTTCAGCTGATCCGAATTTTGGGCGGGCTTTTCCTGTGGGATGAAAATCTGCAAATCGGTTCGGCGCACCGCTTGTCAACATCACTTGAACAGTTTCGGGCAATGGTTCAGATCATTGAAAAGAATGACTCACTAGCCAAACAGGTCAAAAAAATCCGTTGGCAACATGGCGGTGAAGAAATCGAAACCCTTACAGGAAATCGATTTATCGTGCGTGCAGGCGGTTCAGCTGCTCGTGGTGTTTCCCGTCCGTCGACGATTCACCTGGACGAATTACGCGAAATGAACGACATTGAAAGTTTTGCGTCGCTTCGTTACACCCTTATGGCAGCGAGCAATCCTATGGTCATGGCGTATACGAATGCGGGTGATTCTAGTTCCGTCGTTCTGAACCAGTTTCGCGATCGTGCCCTGGCTTCAATTGCTGGGGTCGAAGATGACATTGGTTATTTTGAATGGTCAGCACCAACCGACGAAATCAGCGTTGAAAACGCACGGCACGCCAATCCGTCAATGGGAACGCTGATCCATGCAGACAACATCAAAAGCGTGTTAAACGACCCACCTGATGTAGTGATGACCGAAGTTTTGTGCCGCTGGGTAGTTGCGATCAATAGCGCGGTCGATTCCGCTTCGTGGGGTAATTGCCTGGACAAATCAGTTGACCTTGACCTGGATAAACTAACCTGGTTGGCGATCGATCTTTCGCCTGATCGTAGGCATGCCAGTTTGGTAGGCGCGCAAAAACTGGGTGACGAAAAGTTTGTGGTCAAACTGCTGCATAGTTGGTCAAACGAATTGCAGCTAGATGACAAAGCAATCGCAAACGACTTGGCGGACTATGCCCGCAAGTATCCGACGGAATACGTGCTTTACAGTCGCAAAACCAGCGGCGCGGTCGCTGCACGGCTTGCGCCTGCTGGAATTCCCGTTTTCGACATGGACAACGCCTATCCCCAGGCGTGTGACGAAATGCTTTCGGCTATAAATTCAAATCGTTTGCGGCACAGGGGTCAAAGCCAGTTATCCGAAGAAGTCTTAGCAGCGGTGCAATTGCGTCGTGGCGACGGCGGTTGGGTAATTGGACGGCGGGCGTCACAATCGGTCGTTTGCGGCGCGGTGGCAGTCAGTCTCGTTTCACACTTCGCGACACGCCCAGACAATGATCTGGACATCATGATCGGTTGAATGTATAAGCCTGCAACAATTCGGGCATGGGTTTATTTGATCTATTTGTGCCAAAGGTTGCGGCTGCCGTTCCAGCTGCGCCTTTGGACGTTGACGCTTCACTTGCACCATACTTCACTGAAAATAATAATTTTTATTTTTATGGCATACAAAGCGCAAACCGCGCTGAAGCAATGTCAGTGCCAACAGTTGCACGTGCCCTGGGAATCATTCAAACGATTTCATCATTGCCAATGCACACGCGCAATGAAGCAACAGGCGAAAAGGTAACGCAACCGCGCGTGATTAATCAGCCTGACCCACGAATCCCAGGTTCAACATTTTGGGCGTGGATTATTTCAGATTTATTTTTCCATAATTCTGCCTATGGGTACGTTATGGAACGGTATGCGGACACGGGAAAAATCCGCGCAATGGAACGCGTCGCACCTGAACGCATTTCAATTACAACAAACGCCAACGGAACAGAAATTGATTCTTACGAAATCGACGGCATGCCTGTTGACCCGACAAACCTGGTTGTTTTCCCAAACACGCAAGAAGGTTTGCTTGCACGCGCAGGTCGCACAATTAAGGCGGCTGCCGCACTTGAAAAAGCTTCAATGAATTTTGCGAATGAACCAATACCGCAAATGGTTTTGAAATCAAATGGCACATCACTTCCAGCAGACCGCGTTGCAAAATTGCTTTCATCATGGCGCACCGCCCGCAGCAACAAATCAACCGCATTTTTAAATGCTGACGTAACACTTGAAACGATCGGCTATGACCCAAAGAATTTGCAGCTGAACGAAGCCCGCAATTATGTTGCGCTTGAATTATCACGCGCTTGCGGTTTGCCTGCATACTTTACAGATTCGCAACAATCAAGTTTTACTTATTCAAACGCATTAGATAAGCGACGCGACCTGGTTGATTTTGCGTTTCGTAATTACATGTCAATCATTGAGCAAAGGTTATCTTTTGCAGATTTTACCCCAGCAGGAAATCGTGTGTCGTTTGATTTAGACGATTTCCTTCGTGGCAATCCTTACGAACGCGCGCAGGTCTATGAAATCTTAAATCGTATCGGCGCAATGTCGATCGAAGAAATACGCGAGGAAGAAGACATGCTGCTATGAAAAAACTGATAACACCAATTGCAATCACCGCTGCTGATTCAAACAGTCGCACAATCACAGGGCGCATTGTTACATTCGAAGAAACTGGCAACGCGTCAATAGGTAAAGTGCAGTTCGCGAAAAATTCAATTGAAGCGACCCCGGTGCTGCTTAATCTTGAACACGACCGCACACGTCGCATTGGCAAAACACTTTCGATTCAATCAAATGACCAGGGCATTGACGCAACGTTCAAAATTGCTGAAACAACTGCGGGCAATGACGCATTGGTCGAAGCAGCTGAAGGTTTGCGCGACGGTTTCAGCGTTGAAGTTTATTTTGACGAATACGAAACATTGAAAGACGGAACAGTGCGAATTTTGAAAGGTGAAATGACTGGTGTTGCATTAACGTCAGAACCTGCCATTCGATCAGCGCGCGTTGCGGAAGTAGCAGCGACAGAAGGCGAAACAGAAATTTCAGATTCGACAATCGAACCTGAAGCACAACCAACAGAAGGAGAAGACGAAGTGGAAGACACCGTCAAAGACGCTTCAACCGCCGAAACGGTAGAAGCCGCCCAGTCAGTAACCGCAAACGTAAATGCTGCGGTCGGTGGTTGGACAACTAAGCCACGCTTAGAGTTCACCGCCGCTAAGTACTTAGAAAACACGATCCGCGCTTCATTGGGTGACGAGAATGCTCGTCAGTACGTTGCAGCAGCAGACGACACAACAGACAACGCAGGTTTAGTGCCTACACGTCAGTTGACTGAAGTAATTAACGGATTAGCAAACACAACACGTTCAGCAGTTGACGCGATTTCTCGTGGCGTATTGCCTGACGCGGGTATGAGTTTCGAAATTCCGAAAATTACCACCATGCCCACCGTTGCAGAAACTGCCGAAGCAGGCACACCTTCAGAAACTGATCAGGCTTCAAGTTTCCTTTCAGTATCCGTCAAGAAGTACGCAGGACAACAGACATTTTCCGTTGAATTGCTTGACCGTACTTCACCGCTATTTTTCAATGAGTTATTGACAAACATGTCAGCAGCTTACGCAAAAGCGACAGACCTAGCCGTCTACACTGCGCTTGCAAGCGGTGCAACAGCCGACGCAACAACATTGACAACATACCCAACAGCTTCTGAGTTGCTTGGATTTGTTTCACGTGGTGCTGCATCTGTTTACTCAAACACACAGGGATTTGCGCGCAACATCTTGGCAAACACGTCGCAGTGGGCAAATTTAATGACACTAAACGACTCGGGGAGACCGATATATATGGCTGCACAACCTTCAAACGCGGGTGGTTCAGTTCGTCCAGATTCAATTCGTGGAAACGTTGCTGGACTTGATCTTTACGTCACTGCAAACGTACCGTCAGCAAATGACACTGACAAAGATGAT